TGACGTTTGCCGCTGGCGATGACGTTCTGGTGACCCGCGACGGGTTGGTCTACGGCAACAGGTGGACAAACGCCCGCCCTGATGTAGCCCTTAGCGACACAATCGCGGATCATGATGTCGAGCCTTGGTTAGCGCATTGCCGCAATCTGGTGGCGGATGATGTCGAGTTGGATCATATCCTTGACGCTATGGCGTTCAAGATACAGCACCCTAACGTCAAGATTAACCATGCAATCCTTATCGGCGGCGATGAAGGCGCGGGCAAGGATAGTATGTTCCAGCCGTTCCTTTGGGCGCTAGGCGGTAAGCACTGGCGCAACAGGTCAGTCATCGAGGCCGGCGGGTTGGATAGCCAATGGGGGTATGCGCTTGAGGCTGAAGTGGTCATCCTGAACGAGTTAAAGGAACCAGAGGCAAGAGAGCGCCGCGCTATGGCTAACAAGCTAAAGCCGCTTATCGCTGCGCCGCCCGAAACGCTGTCCGTCAATCGTAAAGGGATGCACCCCTATGAGTTGGTCAACCGCCTGATGGTGGTAGCCTACACGAATGACCCGCTGCCTATCACACTGCCTACGCAGGATCGGCGCTGGTTCTGCGTCTGGACACGCGCCCCGCGCATGACGCCAGCCGCAGCCAAGGCGCTATGGGATTGGTATAAGGCGGGTGGGTATGAGAAGTGTGCCGCTTGGCTGCACCAGCGCGACGTGTCTGCGTTTAACCCTGCTGCTGCGCCACCAGTGACCGAATGGAAGCTGAACATGGTCGAGCATGGTATGAGCGTAGCGGAAAGCTATCTGGTAGACTTGATGCGTGCAAAGTCGGGCGTGTTTTCTGATGGTGTCATCGGTGGGCCGTTCCATCGTATCTGCGATGCACTGGCAATCAACGTGCCAGCCGGTGTCAAAGTCCCACAGGCTGCATTGCTTCATGCGTTAAAGGAAGCTGGCTGGGTTGACATGGGCCGAATCGGATCGACCGAATTGCCTACCAAAAAACATATCTTTGTCGCGCCTGATGTTGTTAAAAAGCACAACAAATCAGAGTTGCGCCGCATGGCGGAAGATTTGCCTAAGAATAGCATCATGCCAAACATCGGTAAGAATTGACATCTGATATAGTGCGATGATATACTGTTAGGGTTGGCAATGCTCCGCTAACCTGATTAAACCCCCGGCGTCCTCACTCCGCCGGGGGTTTTTTATTGTATGCGCCTACCCCGCAAACCAAAGCCATGCGCCTGTTTGCGAAATATTCTTGTTAGAAAATCGACACGTTTTATTCGTCCCATGCTTCCTCTGCGTCTAGGATTAGTTCGCAGGGTGGGAAGCGCAAGTTGCTCACTTCGATGTCAGTTATCAAGCCCCTGAAGGCTAGATGCTCCATCAGGCGATAGGCTAACGTAGCCTCTGCGCGTTGGTCGTAGTTCTCAAAGTTGTCTATTTCTTCATCGGTCATGGTTAATCCTTTCCGCATATATATGCTGCGCCTATGACGTAGCTAAACAATAAAAACATCGTCATTTGCCTTGTTCCTTGATATAATCAGCGCGCTTCACGCCGTCCGCCGTTTGACGTTCGCCATAACTTAACAGCCATTCAGCAACGCCCATGCGTTCAATTTCCATACCTTTGCGGATGCCTTTTTCAACAAGGCGCATCCAGATTGTATGGTCCCATTCGCCTGACGCATAAATCTGCCAGTCTCCATTATCCTGCTTGCTGGATTGCTCGACGCATATAGCGCGGGCTGCGTGTGTGATTTGTTCGTTTGTCATTTGCTTATCCTAATCTGGTTATGAAGGTAACGCCGTTAATCGTGCGGCACATATAGCATTTGCCGTTACGTATGCCGTATTGCGACACGTTGCGGCTGGTGCGCTTGGCTGCGCCTTTGTCGGTGGCTGGCATAGTGCCAACCTCGCCAATGGCCAGCGTTCCCATTGGGTAGAACATAGGGCGGCTCATTTGCCTTGCTCCCGCTCTTTACGGCGTTCGGCCCACGTTTTCCCGTTTAAGTCGCGTAATGGCCATGCGCTTTCGGATGATACGCGATATTTGCGCCCTATTGGGGCCGCTTGTTGTGGCTTAATCATTTTTCGGTTCCCGTTTGATGTTTAGCAATTCAGTTCCCTCGCGTAGCCATGCCATGCGGAACCATTCGCGGTCTAAATGCGTCCGCCATAAAATGATTAACGTAATGGTTTGCAGCCCTAACAGCCCCGCGATTGCGATTTCGTATTGGTTCATTGGTCAATCCTCTAGTAGTAAGGTTAATAGGAATAATGCGGCTCCGGCTAGCAGGGCCGTCATTTGGTTGTCAGGGTGTAGATAGCCTCTAATTCGGCGCTTAGTGCGTTGGCTTCCTCTCGGCTTCTAGTCCAATGCTTGTCTAAGTCCTCGATTTCGGCTTTTGCGTCTGCTAGTTCCGCCTCGACGTTTAGCAGTTCGGCAAGGCGTTCCGCCAGCACAACAGCCAGTTCATGGTTGCGATCTAATGCGGTGCGGACTAGTTCGCTATCGGATAGCATCCGCAAATAGTTTCTGTCTTGTGTCATGGTTCAGTTTCCTTTTAATGTGATTATGATTGATGTGATTGATAGCACAAGCACGGCGGCAAAGCCCGCTAGGGCTAAAGCGTGCGCGATCATGTTATGCGGCCTCCATCATACGGTCAGCGCCCACGATTGGCGCCATAGAATAGGATCCCCACGGCTTAACTTGCTCAACACCATTCCAGACGTTAATGCGTAGACGTTCCTCGCCTGTTGTTACGATTGTTTTGTCAGTCCGCTTGGCGACTGTGACGCGCACAATCGTGTCATAATCCGCAACGCTACGGGTATAGTATGTTTTACCAGTTTCGAATTTAATCATTTCACTCACTCCTATATTGGCCTAATGCCATCCTCGGCGCGGATTGCTCCGCGCTCCGGTGGTGTTAGTGTCAGCCTTTCATGAAACGGTCGCGCGTCCACCCGTCGGTGTCAGTGGCACGCATAGGCATGATAACCGCACAGACGTCCACCCGAGCGCCGGATCCGTCGCTATTAGGGAATAACACCGGCGCCGGGCCGGATCCAGCTTGCGCGATCCGATAGCGATTCGCGTTGCCTTTCTTGCCATCACCTAGTGCCATTGCAATTTTGCCAAGTGCTGCGATTAGGTGAGGCTGGTAATGCGCTGGCGTTTCAGTCTCAGGCAATTCGGGGATAATACGATCCCATGCGGGAAAGTTACCGTCTACTGGTGTAAAGTGCACTTTGACATTGCCCTTAGATAGCCAAAACAATCCGTTCACGTCGCGTTCTACGGTGTAATAGCTATCCTTGCCCTTGCTGGCTTGTGTAATTGCGTCGTGAGGCACAATAACGCCGGCCAGTGCATCCTTGTCATAGGTGCACCCGGTGACACCGTGAAACACCGTTGCGCCGGGATAGTTGGCAGCAAATGCCATATGGCCATTTGTGCCCACGATATAGCCACGGGCGTCAATAAATACGCCTTTCAGATAATAGCGCGTTTCTTCCTTGGATACGCACTGCATAGCAGCATCAATATAATCGCATGGAATTGTGAGCGAGATAGTTTCGTTAGTCATTTTACTGTCCTTTACTTTACTGTGGTTGTCACCGGGTGACAGGATTGCCACCCGGTGGATTGATTAAAGCCCGCGTTCATGCATGGCAGCATTCACTTCTGCCCATGCTGCCATATCGCGTGGCGTGGCGTCTGCATCGCTGTCGCGACCATATAGATACCAGTAGCCTTTTAGCGCGTCGTTTGAGATTCGCTCAAACTTGTCAGCGTAAAATTGCGACCACTTGGTGAAAGTTTCGTAGTTCATGCTACTGTCTCCGTTAAGTTATCAGGGTAAACGCGGATGCCGTAGTGGTCAGCATCGTGGCGTTCGATAGTGTTAGGGTAAAAGACTGTCGGATCCACCCAGCGGAATCCGCCACCGTGAACGCTTGCGCTTGTTGTGCGTGCGCCGGCGGGGACAACGACGCGCCCGCCGTGTCCAAAAGTGTGCGTGAAAGTTTCTTTTACGTAGGGCATGCTATTTACTCCTGTTATGAAAGGTGAATAAGGCCGGTGTCTGCCATTTGTGTTGCATAGTGCACCGGGCGTTCATATTGCCCGGTGACACCGTCGCGGTAAATTGAGATCCAGCGCCCGGCGTTAGCTAGCGCAACAGTCGCGCCGTATGGCACGCTAGCCGTGATAGGCCATATATCTAACAAGCTTTCGCTAGCCAGTGCGTCGTTAAGGGTGTCGAAATAGTTGTTCATGCGATATACTCCCCGCGCAGACGATCATAAACAGCGTTGGCAGACTTTTTAGTGCCAACGGTTTCGGATGCGATAACTTTGAAATGGATGTTACCCAAAACATCGCGGTGTGTTTCTTCTAATACGCGAACGATAAAGCCGCGCGCATCTGGATTATTGTTAAGGCGCATTACGCGGTTTGTTGTCATGGTGTCTCACTCCGTTGCGTTGTTAATGCCCTCTTATAATACCCTCTTAAACATAGTGTCAAGCACTAAAATATGTTGCAAGCGTAAAATAGGCGCAATCTAGGCTATGCGACCGGGTTAAATGACTATTTTTTAACGGCGGATTTCCGCGGGTTTCAACCCTATCTAGGCGATCTAGGCTATTGGTTTTATAGTCACCGATGAAATGAATAAAATTATATGTATTATAACCTATACGGTACGCAGTATCTCGCGGTGACTTCAAAACCGATAGCCTAGATAGCCTAGATCGCCTAGACTTGACGTTAACGTAAACCTAGCACTCAACTCGTCGGCGACTTGTTATCTCATAGCCTAGATCGCCTAACTGCGAACCATTCGCAACAAGCAGGCAGCCCATATGTTATTGCGACTCATTCGCATTAGCAGCAGCAATATGTTTTTCTTAATGCGACTCATTATCAATAAGGGAAAGGTCACTCAAGAATCTGCTACTGCGAATCATTCTCATTAGCGTCGAGCAGGGGGTGGGGGGTGGCAGGGCCGAGCGCCGCGTGACTGACACGGTCACGGGTCGCAAACAATTTTTATTTTTTGCATATTAAGATGCAACACACTATAGTACGCCCAATGACATTCTACTCACTGCCATTTACACCAGAGCGGACGCAGGCCACCGAGTCGCGGCTGGAAGCAATCTATGAAGCTGCCCGCTACGGGCTAAAGGGTGATAGCCTCGCTATGGCCGCCGGCATGACCCCGCGGCAGTTCCGCGTGTTGGCGGAGTCTGACCCGCTGGTCGAAATGGCTGAGATCAAGGGGCGCACCGACGGTGAATACACCGCCGGCAAGACCATGTACGAAGCTGCACGCGATGGCGACGCTAAGGCTGCGCTAGAGATACTCAAGCATCAGCACGGCTGGGTAGCCAAGCAGCAGATTGACGTAAACATCGACCAACAGATAAGCATCACAGGCGCGCTAGAAAAAGCACAGACGCGCGTCATCGAGGGGCTGTACACTGACGTCACGCCCCCAGCGCAGCTAGAGGACAACACAAATGCAAGCGCCAATATACTCAGCCCAAGACGAAATGGAGTTAATGGCAAGGCTATGGTCGCCAAGCCTGAAGGATGACCCACTAGCCTTTGTCCTGTACACATTCCCGTGGGGCCAAGCTGGCACGCCGCTGGAACACTTCCCCGGCCCGCGTAAATGGCAGCGGCAGATACTAGCTGACTTGCGTGACCACATCAAAGAGAACAACGGCAAGGTTGACTTCAGCACAGCGCGGATGGCGATTGCATCAGGACGCGGTATTGGCAAGTCAGCCCTAGTCAGTTGGCTAACCATCTGGATGCTGTCCTCACGCATAGGCTCGACCACCATCGTGTCGGCAAACTCCGAAGCGCAGTTGCGGTCCGTCACATGGGCAGAAATTACCAAATGGCTGGCGATGTCGTTGAACAGTCATTGGTTCGAGATAGCTGCCACACGGATCATGCCCGCCAAGTGGCTGACAGAACTAGTCGAGCGCGACCTGAAGAAAGGCACACGCTACTGGTCCGTCGAAGGCCGGCTGTGGTCTGAGGAAAATCCAGATGCATATGCCGGAGTTCACAACTTCGACGGTGTGATGCTGATCTTCGACGAAGCCAGCGGTATCCCTGACACAATATGGTCAGTGAGTGATGGTTTCTTTACCGAGAATACGCCGCACCGCTTCCATCTGGCGTTTTCCAACCCGCGGCGTAACACAGGCTATTTCTACGAGACGTTCCACAGCAAGCGAGCGTTCTGGTCAACACGCACAATCGACGCCCGTGATGTCGAGGGTACGGACAAACACCTGTACCAGCGCATCATCGACGAGTACGGGCCAGACAGCTACCAAGCCAGTGTCGAAGTCTACGGTAACTTCCCATCAGAAGGTGACGATCAGTTTATCGGCAGCAATCTGGTTGACGACGCTATGAAGCGGCCACCCATCAAAGATGACACAGCGCCCATCGTCATAGGCGTCGATCCTGCACGCTTCGGGGCGGACGCCACCGTCATCGCCATACGGCAGGGCCGTGACATCCTAGAGTTGCGGCGACACCGCGGGGCAGACACGATGGAAGTGGCCGGCTACGTCATCGACGCCATCGAGCAGTTCAAGCCTGCGTTGGTCTGCATTGACGAAGGCGGACTAGGCGCAGGCGTCGTGGACCGGCTAAAGGAACAGCGGTACAAGATACGCGGCGTGAACTTCGGCAATAAGGCCAAAAACCAGATCATGTGGGGCAACAAGCGCGCAGAGATGTGGGGCGCCATGCGTGACTGGCTCAGAACCGGACACATCCCGACAGACAGGTTCCTGAAGACAGACCTCATCAGCCCGCGCACCAAGCCTG